CATTATCGCCCAGGCTGCGTGCTCGGGAGATCATGTCCGAGTGCCCATCAAGTATTATGGAGCCCATACGGGTCGTTGGAGCGGTACAGCAGGTGTCAATCTGCTCAACCTGGGTGGCAAGGGTAATCGAAAGACTGGCGAGCAGCATCACCCGCTTATCGGGAAAATACGCAATGCACTTTTGGCCCCCGAGGGTTACACGCTAGTTATAGCTGATTCTTGTCAGATCGAAGCACGAGAACTCGCATGGGTGGCGGGGCAGAATGATCTTGTAGAGAGCTATAGAACGGGCGGTGACCCATACTCCGAACTCGCTACAGACATATTTGGCGAACCAGTTTGGAAGCCGACCAAAGAAGAATTATTGACGCCGGAAGGAATCGTTCTTGATATCAGGCGTGGGTGGGGAAAGGACACAGAGCTTGGTGCGGGATTTGGTCTCGGTTCTAATACCATGTTTCTCAACTGCCGTAAAAATAAAACGCTCCGGCCCCTTTTTGACTCAGGAGAGTACGACTGGGACTTTATCGACAAACTCATCAAGACCTACCGAATAAAACGATTTATGATACCTGAGTTCTGGAGGACTATTGAGAAGTGTTTCCGCTGGGTGACCAAGTATCCGAACGAGGTCGCGTGTTATCATATACCAGGGCACGAAGACGAGAAGCCGCTGTTCACCTTCTGGAAAGAAGGTAAGGACACGATCATCCAGCTACCATCAGGCAGGCGACTGTTCTATCGTGACGCTGTGGTTACGCGGGATAAGCAGATCAAGTATCGTGCCGGTAGGGCTATGACGCATACGTGGGGTGGATCACTGACTGAGAACGTCATCCAGGCTATGTGCCGCGACCTGCTGTCAGGGTGGTTATTGGAGTGTGAACGAACCGGGATATCTATTATCCACCACACATATGATGAACTTGTTGGCTGTGTCCCTGAACACAGTGCTGATGTAGCACTGGAACAGATGTACGGGATCATGAACACTGGGCCAGATTGGGCAGCTGGACTTCCGCTGGCAACCGAGGGGGAGATAACGCCATGTTTCAAAAAGTAATATGTTTATTCAAAGGGCATGTCAACGCTGGTTGTGATACCGCGTTTATAGGAGGTGGAAAATGAGTAAAATATGGGCTATCTGTGGTGGCGATGACTGGTTCGACGCTTCAATAGATCACGTAATAATCCCTGATGGGATGGATCTCAAACGTGAACAGGAAGAACGCGGTCGTGCAGTGGCCGAATGGTATAGAACGGGACGGGAGCGAGGGATCGAATGGCCTGGAACCTTTGTTGAATGGCTAATAAAGAAAGGGGCCACGGAGCCGTCTGGTGATATCTTAGAGGAGTATTGGGAAACATAGGATGAAGAAGAGAACCATAGCCGAGAAGAAGGCCGACATATTCGAGGCGTACAAGGCCATGCGAGCGGGCAAGAAAGTTAAACGATCAGGAGCTAAAGATGGATCAGTCCGAACGCACCCCGTCGTTCCCGTTGATGAGACCAAGACTGAAGCTGGGGTACTTGCAGAGTGCCTATCTTGGCTCAAACGACACCGAGTTTTCTGTAATAGACATGATTGCGGGGCCGGTAATTTCGGTAGCGGCTTTGCGACGTATGGCATCCGAGGGTCCGGTGACATACATGGAATGCTTAAACATCATGGCGGAAGGCATTTTGAAATTGAATGCAAGAAAGGTGCCGGGGGTGGGTTAAGTAAGAATCAGCAAAAGCGACAGCGTGACGTCGTAGCCAACAAGGGTCTCTACTTTGTTGTGCATGGTGCAGAGGAACTTGAATATTTTATGGGAGAATACGTATGAAAGTAAACGGGTATGAGATCAAACCTGAGGCCAACCTGAGTAGGGCCAACCTGCGTAGGGCCAACCTGTGGGGGGCCAGCCTGCGTAGGGCCAACCTGCGTGGGGCCAACCTGAGTGGGGCCAGCCTGCGTGAGGCCGACCTGAGTGGGGCCGACCTGCGTGGGGCCAACCTGTGGGGGGCCAACCTGTGGGGGGCTGACCTGACTGGGGCCAACCTGGCTGGGGCTGACCTGGCTGGGGCCGACCTGGCTGAGGCCGACCTGACTGGGGCCGACCTGACTGGGGCCAACCTGGCTGGGGCCGACCTGACTGGGGCCAGTCTGAGAGGGGCCGACCTGAGAGGGACTAAGGTTAGTCTAGTACAGATTGGGCATGTCCTGTCCGGTTTGGGCATAAACGTGGGGGCGAAACCATGAAGAAACGAAAGTTACACCTGTCTGCTTCGGCGATTGCAGCGTTCAAAAGCTGTCCGATCAGCTTCCGGAACAAGTACGTTCTCGGCATCAGGATAGAAGAAGACTCTGAACCGCAACGGATCGGGACCAACTGGCATAGGCTACTCGAAGTACTCACCATGAAACCTGGTAGCGTATGCCCCGATTGTGCTCCTGGTGACAAGAACGATCCGGAGTGCCCACTGTGCGATGGTACCGGCTTCTTGCCTGATGATATGATGACTGCTATAACTCGTGTGCTCAACAGGGCTTACGAAGGTAGCTGGAAAGATCCGGCCGCTATTGCAACCGAACGGGCCAAGCTCTATTACTCACTGATCGGCTATCAGTGGTACTACACGAATGAGGATGGTGTGTTCGATGAGAAGGTTATTCGGAGAGAGCAGGAGTTTAGGATGTCGGTCATCAATCCCGAGACCGGTCGATCCCTGCCCGGCGTTAAGCTACTCGGCAAGATAGACAAGCTGATCGACGTCGGTAGGCCGGCTATCAAGGAGCACAAGTCAACGAGTAGCTCACTCGACTCTGACTCGGACTACTGGGGTCACCTGAACCTGGACACACAGACCAAGCTCTACCTGTATGCCGCCAGGCGTATGCAGAAGAACGGCGAGCTTGAACTGTGGGGCATCAAGGCGACTGATCCGCTCATCAACACAATCAAGTACGACGTGTGGCACAAGCCCACGATCAAGCCGAAGATGCTGACTCAGGCCGAGAGTAAGAAGTTCGCCGAGATCGGCGAGTACTTCACCCAAAAATTTGAGGTGATGGTTCCTTCTATGCAAGAGCCGAGAGAATGGGATGCTAAGGATGAAACGAGTACCACTGTCGATGGGGTAATTGCTGAGGTCAAACCAGGTGCCAAGGAAGGTACCTTCCAGATCCGCGAGACCCCGGAGATGTACGGTGCCAGACTTCTGGCCGATATTGGAGAGCGGCCTGAGTTCTACTTCCGTTGTGTCGAACTCACCAGGACGGACAAGGAGATGGAGTCGTTCGAGTATGAACTACTCAACATCTACCGCACGATGCAGAACATGATTAAGACTGGTCACTGGTACGGTGACGAGCATCACTGCGAAGCGAAGTTCAAGTGCGATTACATACATGCGTGCTATAATGGGATTGAGATCTCCGAGGACAACGTGCCCGAGGGGATGAAGTGTATCTTTAAGAAGGGGACAAGCTAATGGCAGTAACTCCACCACCCGCAAGGAATAAGAAGTCCAAGGCAGCAGCCACAGCAGCGGCACCTCCGGGCAGAGCGGCTGCTCCTGTAGTCAACAAGACGTTCCAGGTTAAGACCTGGTCTGGTGACAAGGAGGGCGAGAAGATCATAGCCTATGCTGACTCTGGCATGGGTAAGACCACGCTGGCTTCTATGGCTCCCAGTGCAGTGTTCATTGGTCTGGATGACGGTGGTCGCAAGATCCTCAATCCTAAGACCGGCGAACCCTTGACATTCATCGAGGGCATCGAGACGTTCGATGACTTCCGAGCAGCATTGCATCAGCACGATCTGTTCAAGGACTACCAGACCATCGTGATCGACACGGCTACGAAGATGGAGGAGCTGGCCCTGGACTGGACGCTGGCCAACGTAAAGACAGAGAAGGGTGCCTTTGTTAACCGCATCGAAGGATACGGCTGGGGCAAGGGCTACCGTCACCTGTATGACACCATGCGGTATCCGCTGGCCGACCTCGATCCGCTGGTCAAACAGGGCAAGAACGTTCTGATCCTGTGCCAGATGTTCCAGGCTACCGTATCTAACTCAGGTGGCGAGGACTTCCTATGCGACGTGCCCAAGCTCCAGGGTCAGCACGGCAAGACAGTGCCGGCCGTATGGTCGCTCTACAATGAGTGGGCCGACCATGTCCTGAAGATAGGACTCAACGACATCCAGTCGAAGGACGGCAAGGCTGCGAGTTCAGGCGAGCACGTCGTCTATGTCCACGGTCAGGTCCACTTCAAGGCCAAGAGCAGGACCATCCCGAGTAAGTACCCACTCGTGACATTCAGCGAACCGGCCGACGATGCTATTTGGCAGTTCCTGTTTGGCGAGTGCTGGCGTGAGATGGAGGAGGAATGATGACTAAGATCAAGGTACACTGTAAGAAACATCCATCGTATCAGGTCAAACGTAAACCTAAGTGTGACTGTAAAGATTGTCACGAAATGTGGAATCGTAGAAACATAAATTGAAAGGGTAAAAGATGAGCAGTAAAGTAGATCGCTGTGGAACCTTCCGTTTTGACAAAGTTCTTGAGGCCGGTGTGAGCCTCACTTCAAAGAGCCAGATGCCGACCTTCAACGTGCGTCTTCGTCTGAGCGAGTTCTTCGATGAAGACGAGAAAGTGTGGGTAGATTGGTCTGGTGCTGAGGTGGAACAGGTATGTTACTTCACACTGTTCGGCAAGAACGGCAAGACCGGCGTGGTTGGCCCGATCATGAATCATGAGCAGATCATGAAGGTGTTCAACTGGGATGGCAAATCCTTCCAGATAC